ACATAGTTCGCTGCATCGCTAATTAAATCGTCAACATCTTTTCGCAATTCGATGTTAGACACGTCATAATCTTCACCTGAACCAAGCCACTTAGTTTTACCCTTAGATGGATTATTGAGATTGTAAGGATAACCAGGAGATGTAGTTCTATTTACGGGACGCATATAAGCATCACCCTCAACACCTTTAATAGATTCCTCATAAGTTAATACACGAGGATTTCCAACACCAATGACATCGAATACGTCATTGATTGCAACTTCCAATAAATTCTGATCTATATAAGTTTGGGGTTTCATTACTTTAAGTAGACCTTTTTCCATAGGGTCAATTCGACCTTCAGAAGTTTCTACAGCACGTAAATGTGCGGGTTTAGTTATATGTTTCTGGACACTATCGAATACAAGAGAAGGTGACAATTGGGTCTTGACTGGAGAAACTACAGGAATAGCGGCACCTATAGCAAGGCAATCACCACGCTGGATTAAAGATGGGATGAGATGGGGGGACACATAACTTTGAGAATAAGGCAATCTACCATCAATTAAATAAGATTTAGGTATATTAAACAAAGTAACATGATCATTCAAATTTCTTTCCAACAACTGACGCGAAGTAAGCACACCATATGCAACAACTCCAACTCCGCCTGCAACATGAAAGCCCACCAATTTAGTGTGGACTAATTTGTTGGAGACAGAGAGAAGAGATCCACATAATCCACGCCCAGTAGCAAGATCATATTCAATATGATGACCTATTTCCACTGGTGGGCAAGTACATCTTTCAACTCCCGAAGGGCAAGTTCCATCTTTGTGTAACAAATATGAAACAACCCGCTTCGAAACAGAAAAATCACTCGGATGTTTCTCCTCAACAATCGTCTTTCCTCGCACCTGCCGAAAACCAGAGAAAATTAAACTTCCCTCATTTAAGAAACTAAGGTTATCATTATCTATAAATTTTGACAAAATACGGGGTCTACTCGGAACTATACAGGGAAAAGTTATAAGGGCCAAATCCATAATACGACCATCGATCTGGTGCATTTGACTAATGTGACAATCTTGGTAGGGAACACTAACAGTGGGTGTATCATTATACGGATTGTAAATCATAATTGTTACATACTTATTGATACCATCAATGACAGTATGAGCAGTCGTAAGCATGGTGCGTCCTGTTAAGAAGACACCATTGCTACGACTAGCCATACCATCAGCATCAACAGCTTGAATCCAAACAGCATTATTCAATAATACCTGAGTACTCTGCTCAACCTGCACTTGATCTCTTTCAGCATACGTAGTACAACCAATATTAATTTCGGTCCGAGCCTTGATAACACGCCCAGATTCAGCATATGAAACATGTTTTGATTTCAAAGGCTGAGAATCATACAATTTACCTTCAGCATAATTTACATGTTTTGATTTTAAAGGTTGATTTTCATATGTTTTCTCTGCATAATTTACATGACGGGGCTTAATAGGTTGAGATTCATACAATTTCTCTGCGCATGCTTCATGGTTACTTTGTTCACGGATAAGCCGGAAGGTATTCTCAAAAAGACTCTCAGTACTCTGCCCAATGGTTTCGACAATTTCTTTACGAATTTGGGGGACTTGGACACGATCAATAAAGTGGGAGGCCATATTTCCGGTTTTGGGGAAATTAAAGACATCGCACCACTGACACGCTTTGCACGGAGCAGAAGCACAAGAAGGCGAATGAGCAAACTCACACCAGCTAGAGGAGCCGGCACGAAACATTCCAGTGTACCATACGCCCAGAAGAGCAACAAAAGCTGCTCCCATTCCAATTAGA